CTGCCCGAACTGGTGGCGTTGCATGGCGGCGAGGGATTGCTCTTGCTGGGGGCGAAGTTTCATGGCGAAGGCGTTTGAACAAAGACAGTATGACACAAAAAAAGGGGGGCGTCAACCCCCTGTCATCATGTCATAACATTGTTTCCACGGTTTCTACTTCATCAAATTCTTCGTATATACAGCGATAGAATATGATATCTTCAATCTCACCAGATTCATCAAAAATATATTCCAAATCAAATTTATAATTCTGATCTTTTAAATCTTTTAATATATCATTAAAGATATAATCAACATTATCTTGACTCAATAATTTATTATCAAATAAAGATGTCAAAAATCTTTCAGACGCAACAAATGGTGGCACTCGTATTTCATTATCCTTAAAGAATTTAGGATCTTTATAATCACCAATTGAAATCATGAAAGGATATTTAAAATCAAGAAAATATTTTACTTTTGTAGAATTTGTGTAGATTCCAAATGAACCTTCAACTAATTGATAATTTTTTTTGCAAAATGAATTTATATCATTTATTTTAGAATTTTGTGTATATTCATCTAAATTATATGTTGTATCAAATATATACAACACATTTTCTTCACAATTTTCATCATATTCTACAGACACAATACTTGTGTAATGTATGTCAGTTTCAGATGTTAATTTTTCAATAACATCTTTCAAATTAAGCATCTCAAGAATGTTTGAGGAAGCAATAAAATGATTCCAACCAAAAGAATCTTGTATATTATAATATCCTAAATCAATTTTAGCTTGATATGATGTTATTTTGTCATCTATGTGATGCAATCCCAAATATTTTTTTTCGTCTTTAATCGTATCTTGTCCGAAAAAATATTTGTAATTAAACAAGCAATTTAACTTGTTTTTGATATTATCTGATAAAGTAGGTAAATATCTTTCATCGCACAGTGGCGTGCAAATCCAAGGTATTTCGGAAAAAGTTCCCAAATGCTTTTTCTGTAGCAAACTATATTTTTCTTTTACTGTGTAATTATCTGAGAATATCATTCGTTTGAAAGAATAATTTGACCTGAGGAATTGTATATCGCATAAAAAATATACATTTCATTTTCACATTTTGATTGGCTTTCTGGGAAAGATGATTCAAAAAATTCAACTGTTTGTTCAATATCTTCCAGTTGGACAAACACAAACTCCGAATCATGCATCATCGTGTACATATCTAATGGAAGAATATCTTTGTAAATTTCCATCGATTTATTAATTTTTTCCACGTCTTCGCTATGATTCCATCCCCATACACGAATGAAAGCAATCGGTTTTTCTACCTTTTTTGCATATTCAGAAATGAAAGAAGATAAATCAAAACATTCGTAATTAGTATATATCATTTGAGTATTAGTTTCCAAGCTACGGTTACACGAAGACCAGTGAATAATCTGGTTGTACTTTCTGCTGTGTGTGGAATAATTCCTGGGAAATATATCGCAGAATTTGGTTTCGGTAAATGGTAACAGTATTTACCATTTCCAAGATCAAAAATTGTCTTTCCACCCCATTCTACATCCCACTCGCTGTTTGCATAGTATAAAAAGGTTCTGCCATTATTTTCATACCAATCTTGATGAAATGAACCTCTTGTTCCATAAGTATGACCATTCGCATACACAGTATATAAGGAAAATTTTTGATTTGTTTTTTCCTGTATAATATTTAGAAGATAATCAGTAAAATACTTTTCGTCATCCAGCGCCATACCCCAAAATGGAGTTGAAGTATGAAAGTTTGGATGATCTTTTGGATAAGATCCATGTCCAAACCACCATTTATCTTTTTGTAATATTCACTTATGTTTTGGAAGTCAGTAGTAGAAAATAAATTATCAAAATTTATAATATCGTTTTCATTAAAATTGTCCATAATGTCTATTCAAATTAGTTGAAAATTGTATAAAATCTTGCATTACTTGTTGCCCATCGCAAATAGTATCAGAATTTTCATCATATTTTTTCTGCATATTCAACAAACTTTCATTGTATTCCATTATTAAATTTCGCACCGCTGAATCGGGAACAAAACTTTCAAACCAGCACACAAAAACTTTTCTGTCGCCTTTAATAACTGGATTAATTTTATGCCACATTCCAGTTGGATATACAATAGCTTCGCCAGCATTTAATTTATATTCCACTTCAGTATTACCAAGTCGTAATACTAACTCTCCTCCATCATATTCATCTGGATCAGAAAGAAAACAAGACATGCTCATATGAGCATTTACTCCACCTATTGGATTAGCATCAACATGATAATCATAATGCATATGTGTTTTGTACCATAACAAATAAATTTGTGATATTAATTTTGTACAAAACACATTAGTCACATAATGATTTTGATTTAGAATATCAGTGATATATTGATTTATTTGACAATTAATTTCGTGATATTTACTATCAAAAATTAGATTATATTTTTTATCTCTTGTAGCATGTTGATTGCTAACTTTTCCATCTTGAAATAAAGAAATATTATAATATTTTAATATGTCATTTATTTGTTCTTCATTCAATAATTTGATTTTGTAAATCATCTAATTCTTCTTCAGTATACATTGTGGTATAGTCAATTCCAGATTCAACAAAATCTTCGACTCTCAACATTTTCATCATTTCGGCAACTTCTTTATCTACTTTGCGGTTAGTTTCAATATAACGTTGTCTTAATTCCATTATATTACGCAATCTATATTCAACAAAATCTGTAGAAGCATCAGTATCTCTTGTAACCCATTGATCATCAGTAGACAAATACTCAGCTTCATTATTAGGATACTTTTTTTTATACTTTTTAGGATCTATTGGCCACTTTAGATCGTGCAAATATTTCAATAGTTCTAATGAACTTTCAAAATCATTTGGTTGTAATGTTAATACCTTTCTTAATTCTTCCCTCCATTTAATCCATTGATCTTTTTCTCCCTCATAAGAATCAACGACATCAGGTAAAATTCTCCAATCAGATGCAGCAAGCATTGCATTTTTTTCAGAAACCCTTTTGTTATATCTTTGATCATAATAAAGATATTCTTTATCAACTTTTTCAATTTTATCAATTATATCATAAACTCTGGAGACCTCTTGAGTTTTTGCAAGAGTTACTAATTTTTCATATAATTCTTGAGATTGTTCTTTTGATGCTCCTGTAAATTGATATGTAGACCAATAATTAGATTGATTATTAAAATCATATCTTAATTTTTTTCGTTGACAAAAATATTCGCCAGTATTGTAAAAAACAATATATTCTAAAATATCTTTTTCCGAATGCCACAATTCACCAACATATTCATCCAAAAATCTTTGCTTCAGTTCTGGATTCAAAGAATATTTTTTGGATGGTGTTAATAAAATATCTGGACCACCTTCAGATTTTTCAGTAAATGTTGGATTAAGATCTGTCAAAATATCATTAAGAAAATTTGCCTCAAATATTGGCATTCTAATAATTTTTTCTTCCGCCATTTTTTTAAGTTCCTGTTTTGATATACCATCCCGTTAATATGTATTTATCGGTGGTAAAAACTGTATTTCCTTTATGAACGTGTGTCATCCCCGCAGGAAAAATAACAACAGTTCCTTGGGTTGGTTTAATTCTTCTTCGTTGATATAAAAATTCAGTTTCTCCTTCACCATCAGGAAGATCATTCAAGTATATCATCCACGTCAATTCGCGTTGAGAATATTCTGGCAAAGAATTTTCATAATGCCATACATGATATCCGCCACCAGGAGGAGTTTTTTGTACTTTTATATCGGTAGAAATCAAAGAAATTCTTTTTAGCTGAGCATACTCTTCAATATAATGCTTAGCACAAGAGGTCAAAAACTGACATATTTGATAACTAAGTTCTTCATTTGCGTAATTAATTAAGAAAGACAAATCTTTCCTGTTCAATGATCCACCATATGTTGCCTCTCCTTTCATACTTAAGATATCATCGGCATCCTTGCCAAATTCTGCGCCAATATATGAACCATCATTATCAAATGTTTTGTTAAAATATTCAATTAGTTTTTCACAAAATGGTTTTGGTACAAAACCATCCCACACTCCGATGAAATCTGTAAAATCAGATTTTGTCATTCTTTTATCAAGCATCAAATCAAGCGGTCTATAAGGAGTAATTTGCGAATTTACCATAAAAATATAGTTGTTTACATATCATTATTTATTTTAGCATCAATATGCTTTAATTATGTATTTAACTTTATGAAATGGAGTTACGACTGGAACTTTTCTATTGGGAACAAAAGCAACATTTGGAACTGGTTTTTTTATCGAGGTATTTAAAGTAAATGTTCCCGTATTCATACTATTAAATACATCAACTCCTTGTATAAATGTAATAGGTACTGATGTTGTTGCGCCACCAAGTCCATTTCTACCAGAACCGATGCCACTTTCGTTTCCAAAAGTATAGTCTGTAGTAGGATCAGTAACTATTAAAGATGATAATAAGTGCGAGTGTGAAGCTACTGCTCCGCCATCATCAAATGAAACATAATTTTGAACTTTAAATGTTGCTGGTTGCGTATCTATAACTGAACAACCAACTGCATTACCAGAGATGTTTGTTATAGTACCATAATTTCCTCCAGTTATTGTTGGAGTTGATACTACATCAAGATAATCATTGTTGACTCCACTTTCTGGGCTCAAAAACCATGTTCCAATTTGAACTTCTTCAAAATTACTTCTCTGTCCTGTAGAAATTCTCGTCAATCTTTCTACAATCTGTCTCAATGTTTCTTCTGTATTAGCTCTATTGTATTGAGTTACAAAAGCGGAGTCTAATTGCTGTAAATAACCATTTACAGCAAGTCCCTGTAGTGCTGCCTCTTCTTGACCTATGTTTTGATATGGTCCCTGATTATATCCTTTATACCACGAATTCACGACAGAAGAATCAACATTACCAAGTAAAGCTCCGCCAGCACCACCAACAGTTTCTCCCCAAGGAAGTAATGGATTTCCATTATCTCCATCAGTTTGAGCAGTTATAACAAAATGCGTATGTTCTGGAGTAGTTACAACAACTGAAGAAAGAGGACCCACGATTCCAGTAATGCTACCAACAACGGTAAATTCAGTTTCCCCCGTCACAGGTGCATCAAAAACGGTAACTGGAGAACCTAAAGTAAAAAATGGACTTGATGTACCACTTTGGGCGCCAACTGCGCCCACAATTTGTTCGAATGGCAAAGGACCAGTAACATCAACACTATCAATATACCAATAACCACCTTCAGCACCAACATCATATATTCCCTTTCCAGTTGTAGAAACAGGAACAAATGCCGAAGATCCTCGGTTTCCGTCAACAACACCAGTACCAGTTAATTTTCTATTTCTATAATCAGGAACATTGAAGTTTCCAGTGTAGGTTTTTGCTTGTGCATCATATTGAGCATTACCACCGTAAGTATTTTTAATAACCCACCATAAATCTGGATACAGTGAAGCAGGATAAGAAGATCCATCGCATTCGATAAATCCAGGATATCTTGAATCTAAGTCACCACCTAAATCACCATATGTTCCATCACCTTCTTTTGGAACAGAAATAACAGTTCCAATAGAATAACCATCAAATTTATCAGTTTTTTTGCTATACCATCTACCTAAGTTAGTTTTAGGAGGAGGAGCAACAGCAAAAGATCCAACTGACCATGTAAATGGATTACCAGAAGTTCCAGTTCCAACTGTTACTTGAGTTGATGCAGTTTGTCCTAATCCAGAAGGAGCAGTTAAAAATATTTGAAAAGATGTGTTAATTTGAGGATCAAACGTTCTTGGACCAGATACTGGAGTGTCAAAATCTATAGAAATTTTAGCTCCATTAGTAGCATTAATTTGTATCGGTCTATTAATTCCACTAACAGTAATAATAGAGCTGGCATATGTAGCTCCTGGTATTCTATTGACTAAGTTTGCTGGTGGGGTGAAAACAGCATCAGTGTCTGGTCCATTGTTAGTAACGATAGTCCACGTAGGAATTTCCGTTTTTCCTACTTTAATTTGTGTAGTTATTGCCTCACCAAACGTAGCAGAAGATCTATTGTAAATTGTTATCTTATACCCATTTTTAACTTTTGCTGGGAAAAGACCAACAGAAGATTCATTTCCATCGCGGTCAGTAATTTTAACTTTTGGTTCAGTTCCTGTTGTATTCAATAAAACAACATCAACTTCAACATTATCATTACCAAGTCCAGTTATACCAATCAATGGTTGAGTATCAGAAGAAATTAAAGTGTCTTCCAGTACATCAGATTTATCAATAAATACAAAACTATTTGGTGTAGTTGATAAAGCAACTCCATTTGTTACACTCCAAACAGAACCATTTACTTTATCTCCAATTGAAATTGGTATAGATGAAGTAACATTATCTAAATTTGGTGTAATAAATCT